CTTGGCCGTGATTATTTTGTAAATCTTCCCTTGAGCAATTGTTCTTCCATTGATCTTCATCATGAGAGAAGTGAGTAAAAACTTTTTCAATCTGATCGAGTATGTGGAGCTGGTGCTAAACTGGACGGCGCTGAGCCCATGGCCGTCATAAACTTCTTGTTGTTAGCTCCTCTTCGGTACAACTTTTCCAGATATTCTCCTCCTCTTTGTTGTACATCCGTCTGTTGTCCGAAGTGTCAATGTCGACATTTCGTCTTGATTCTCCCAAAGTGCTTTTTACATAATAGTTGGCATAATCAAGATCTGACTCTTCTTTGCTTTTCTGTCGACAGTTCTCATTTCCTATTAATCCATTAAACCGAATTCAACTCTCTTCCTTTAGACGAACTGTTTCCGTTGGTCTTTCTATCTGACTTTCTAACGCTTCTGTCTAATCTTCGGTTTTGAACTTCTGATTTTGGTTTCTCTATGAATTGGTGGTTATGATTACGGACATTAATCACATTATTCAATCGTGAACATCGGCTTTTGTAGTTACATTCCTTGTGTCCTTGTCTAGCTTCTCCCTGCCATTCTCTTGAACTTCATTTCTTGAAGAATTGCTAGATAATCATACAAATCCACTCCTGCTTTTTCATTGATTTAATCCTCGTGCTTGTAGCCTTCATCTTACTCAACAAATGCGTGCATAATCTTTTAATCCACATACATTGCCTGTTAAGCTGATAAGAAAGTGTTGCCGTTCTTATCAATGATTCCGTCTTACAAGGCGCCATACTGAACAGCACGAGCCAAGAGGATGTCTTATAATAGCCTGCTAGACCTTTCAGCTTCAAATCCCATTCGCAAGGATGTAGGATGAATGCCAGGTTTTTATAAGATACTCCTATTCTTCTTTTGGTATGTCTGTTTGGTAGTCATGAGCTTTACCGGTTATCTATAAAGTTTCCAATCATCAACACTTCCGTTGCAAAAAGACACTTTACTGCAGAATTCGATCTCCCAAAATTAACCGATAACTATCTTTTCATGATCAATGACTTGGCCCAACCCGACACTAACATTTTCACTTTTTGAGGAAGCAGTTCTCGCTATAATAATAGCTTTCAATTGTGGCATAATGTTCTCATCAGCAAAAATTACAGTATCATCTCCAGCAGCTATATTAAAGAACCCTACTTTTTACATGTATTCCTCTTACCACGGGTATAAGTCATTCAGCAAAATCCAAGTCTAGTTCCGCTCATACTAATATAGCCAGTCGAACATCAGCGAGTGCACAGTGTTTACCAATGTTGTTCCTGCAGGATCTCCAGAAGTTGTGGTTCCTGCTATCGGCAAACACACCCAACCATTTCCCTGTGGGTTGATGTCTTTGAAGACTTTTGCTGCCTCCATCATTTCTTAAGTCCATTGTGGTCCTTAGTATTACGGTAGTTAGAAGAACAAGAAATTGTTGAAGTCGATCATCGTGTTCACCATCCTCTCTGCGTATACCTAAGGCTCATCTCGAAATATTTATGGCAGTTTCATTTTCATTTATTAAAAATACCAAAGGATTGCTGTTTCTTTGAGCATCAAAAAGTATGGCTTTGCTATCATTTTTCGAACGTTTTACTTTTGATTTCCATCGAAAGCGCTGCCGTCTTTAGACATTGACATTACCCTGAATCCTTTTGATTGCATGATTCTCACAGTTCTTCTGAGCAGTTATTACATTTGTTTTTTCGATAATCCCTGAATAAATCCCGGGTTTATCATTTTCATAATTTAGAAGAACGCAGCCTGCCAAAGTTGCACAAATCCTACATCAGCCGTGTCACAAATCATTCTTGGCCGTTAAGACACGCCCATAATGTACCCATGCTCATCAATGTCCACGCAAGTCATTTTATCTCCATC